GAAGTGATGGTACCCCGAGTGTGCTTCAGGAGACGCTTCGTCTAAAACAATTCGAAGCGTGTGCCGAGGTCATATTTATCGACTGTGTGGAACGCATCAAACTCGAAAACACGACGACTGATTATCTTATCACGCAGGTACAAGAGGAAGTGTTTGAGGTTGAAGCGGGTGTCGACCAAGGAACGTTTAAGTTGGATTTTGTCAACCCCGTGAAAGAGTTGTACTTTGTGATACAGAGGGACGACGCCACCATATTCGATTACGATAACATATACGCGGTGGCAAACGATAAGTTGATCCTTTACGAAAACCTGGATTACCTCACACTCGATCTGGACGGTCAACCTATAATTACCCGAGAGACGGGAAACGTCATCTTTCTCAAGGCTGTACAGGGAGCCATACATCATTCGAAGACCCAACTGATTCGTCGATTTTATTCATATAGTTTTGCCCTTCAACCCGAAGAGTGGTATCCCACAGGACAGGTGAACTTTAGCCTCATCAAGGAGCAGATTCTCAATATGAATCTCACACCTTCACCCGATCATAAACGTCAAATTCGAGTCTACGCCCTAAGTTACAACATCCTTCGCGTTTCTGAGGGAATTACGCAAACTCTTTTTAACGTTCAATACTAAAGATGAACATGCAAACCGGTTTCGGTGATGGGGGTGATGGTCTCATGAATCAATACATCGAGACCATGACCAACCTTTTAATGCCAGTGATGGAGAGGAGTACGATCCTCGCCGCCGAATATTCCAAGGCGTGTGGAAGAGATACACTTCTCCCAGAAGATATGGAATATGCGATGAAATATTGTGCGATGTACACGGTCGGACAGGATGTGGGTTCCTTGTTTCCTGAGATTTATGAAGAGGAGGAAGAAGAGGAAGAAGAGATGCCCATCGTAGACCCAGAAGACTGTCCCCCGTTTGAGAGGTATTCCGGTGATGACCCAACTTTTCTCCAGATGAATGAAGCCTATGACCGTTGGGACAGTTGGCAGCCCCAGAATCCGACAGAACAGATGTTAAAAAATGCTATTAATAGTAATGAGCACCTCAGAGCCTGAGGCATGGTCGTTCTCGAATACCAAATTCAAAATTTATGAAACGGGATCCAGCTCAAGTGAAGATTCATCAGATGATGAACAACTCTTCACGAAAACAAAAACCTTAAAAAAGAAAAAGTTTAAAAAGGTTGTCGAGAAGGAGGAACTCCTACCAGAATAATTTTCCCATAGTAAAGTATACCAACAATGTCTGACGCCATGAAAACTGTCAACCTCGTCACCCAGGAGCTCGAGACTCAGTCTCTCAACGCCATCGTCGGTGGTTTCGCCTTCGCCGCCGCCCTTTCCTGGATGGACTTCGCCCGCTGGTCCGTGACCCAGCTCATCAAGGTTCCCAAGAACGGTGGTACCCAGTACGCGCTCACCGCCGTGCTCACCACCCTTCTCTCGATCATCGTTTTCCTCGTCATCTCTCGTTTCTCCACCCGCGTGTCTAAGCCCGCACAGCCCGTGTTCGCGATTACCCGGTAAATTTGGGTTTTCGTTTCGTGAACAGCATCAGGAAAATACCGATGAGTACGATCAGAGCGATATACGTGTATTCTTTTCTCCACGCGTAAACATTCTCCACCACTTCAGGAATGCTTACGGGTGCTTCTTCCTCTTCGATGGGAACTTTCGGCAAGTTTTCGAGTTTATCACGAGAACATGTGATTTCAAATTTGAGCACGTGATCCTGGTTCCTAAATTCATATGGAATGAGACGACCATGGCTCATATAAAAAAACTCGACGCGAATACTTCGAATATATTTTTGTGATCCGGAATGGAATCTGTGTAGAAGAGGATCATCGGCGCCGTTGAAATTGATAAAGTCTGAACCATCCAGGAGTATATGTCCCGTGTAGAAAGGTGTAGACGAGTACACGTCTTGATTGAGTTCATCGGCTTCTGCGGTCAATTTTAGAACGAGTGAGTTTGGGCCATTCAAATTGATCGAACCACTCTTGATCGAGTGACCCGTATAGTCCCTCGATCCAAATCCAAGCACTTGGTGCGGTGTGGTCTCAGATGAAGCCACACTTTGGTGACCGTTCGTACCAGAAAAGAACTCGAGTGTGAACGTGTTCGATGTGCCCACGTTGGAAAAGTTAAGCGTATTTGTCTCCTCATCGTACACCACGAGACTCACATTCGAATCGGGTGGAGCTAATATACCTTCCAAGTCTTCAGCTAAAATGTACCCGTTGGAATAGTTCGTCTCGTCGAGAGTAAATACGTTCGCGTCCACGCTGAATGTTTTGTTCGTCGAACAGGTGGTCAATTGAGGTGTGGGAATACGAGCCGACACGAGTTTAATAGATGATACGTCGTAAATGGGATTTTCGAGAATCACTCTATAGTTATTCTGATTTTGGAACGTATTAGAATACTCATCTACGATGACAGCGTGTTCGCTACTATCGATAGAGAGGTTGTACACCTTCATTAAAATATGCGTATAATATTTTAATGATTGTTTTTGTCTATACGTAAAAAATTACTGGGAGAGAGAATGTGCGAGAGGGTTGTTGTACAACTGCCTCTTGGCGATGTCGAGATTACGGCTGTTAGGATTCTCGTTACCCTTGTATGCGTTAAACTGGTGAAACGCCTTCTGCTGATACTGTTGCGTCCAACCACCGTTGGCGGCGTTCATGCGACCATCGACACGTGTGGTGTCAGAACGCACGGACGTGAGGCGACCACCCTGTTTGAGGGCGCTCTCCCTGACATTCATCCTTCCCGCGTTACCCATCCTATTGGGCTTTCCTCGGCGATCCTCGGGACGGAAACCATACTTCATGAGCTCTTCGTTGGTCTTGGTTGCAACCTGAACCGCGGCGCTGTTCGTGTAGGCACCGTGATAGCTATGAATACCGGGCGCAGGATGGTTTATGTAATTGTATTGTTCGTCGTTGCGATCACTCTTGAAACGTGTGGGATCCTGAGAGACGGTCTGTGCAGACACGAAACGCTTCGCACCGTTGAAGCCGAGACCATCCGCGCGATGACCAGTCTCCGAACGGTTCGTGGTCCTCTTGGTCCTCTCGTGCTCGTTACGGGGAACGACACCGGACATACCCTGAGCACGTCCGGGCATAGTTGGTAAACGAGAGGGAAGGAACGTGGTCGTCTCGGGCTTGTTGTGGGTCAGTTCACCAACCTTGGCAGATCGACCACCGGTGATGTCATGTGCGGGACCGGAACGCCCTGGGAGTGTGGTTAACCTGTACTCACCGACGTTGATTGGATTCACGCGGAACATCTGTTGGTAGCCACCGATGGCGGGAACATCGGCACTCACGCCGAGACCTGGACCGACAAGCTGTTTCTCGATGGGCGAAAGATTGTTCATTCGGCCCTGGTCATACATACGATTGCGCATATTCAGGATTTCCTGACCACCACTCCTTTGTTGACGACTGATATCAGCGAAGCTCGCCATCTCCATCTTATGAGGAACCTCTACAGTAGGTTCAAAATCTTCTTCTTGCTTGTCAAAAACGGGAGTGGGAGCAGGAGTAGGGGCAGGGGCAGGAGGTGGAACAGACTTTGTACTCAACGTTCGACCGGCGTACACGAGACCGGCTACAGCCATGAGCGAAATGGGATCTGCCATTCTTACTTGTTACCCACATTTTTATTAGCGTACCTTTGCTGAAAGAGTTCATTCTGAACTTCGGCGCGGGTACTCGCGGGTTCGTAACGCATGGTGCGAAGGGGGACCTTACACTCCATGTTGGTGAGAGGGAACAAGTTGCGCTCATAGGTCTGCACGATGTTCTTGTTGAATCGAGAAGTGGATTGGGGACGAAGTTGATCGCTGGTGTCGATGTATTGGGCTGGAGAACCCTTGCCCGCCTTGTAAGGGGCCGTACCGTACAACATAGTGTTTGGACGGCAACCGCCACAGTTGAGAGTACTGGGCTGAGGATAGACGAACACTTCGTCGGTCGCACTCACAGCGGGCAGAGCACCAGTATTTTGAACGATGGAAAGACCTGGCTGAAGCTGGTATGCCATTTATTATTACATAAGAATATTTATCTAACTGTACGTTCCACCACCACCTCGCACACTTCCTCCACCTCGGGGACCCCTGATGTCCCCATCACCACCGAGACCCGCGAACGCCTCGAGCTGAACACCACGCGCGTTGGGGTCGCAATACCGACCGTCACTCTTGCACATGGGACCATTTTTTGGGCCATACAACCACTCCGCAAACCTCGTTTGATCTCCTGGAATTTTCGTAACCGGGTTGGACACGAACTGACGATCCAAAGCGTTACGCATGTACTTGGGAAGAGGAGACCTCGAGCGACCAGAATCGAATGGGATGCGATCGGTCGCGTTGTGCTTCACACTGGAATAATAACACGCCTCGAGACGATTAGGAGCGTCGGTAAAGTCGGTGATGAGCACGTTGCCCATGGGATTATCGACCGTGGGTGCTTGGCACGTCTCACCGACGCTCGAGACGCCGTACGTCTCTTTGACCATGTTGGACTTATAAAGAACGTAAATGACAGCAAGAACAGTCGTACCTAATATAAAGACGCGAGGGTCACGACGAATGACATAAATGAGACACGTCGCATAGATCACGAAACGAGAAGCCGCGTTGATGCGTTCCTCTGGTGTCTGATCACGCGTCGGCCAGAATTGAGAAACC